GCTTACCTTCCCGTTGAAGATTCACACGGGGGGCATGGGCGAGTAAGCTATGGTGGACGGCTTGTAAGTAGTAAAACTTTCTTCAGCCCAACACCTGAGATCGACCGCTTGAGCCATCTCACCACAGTCGAGATGATCGCTGTTGAAACTAAGTACACAGACCGTTTTGACCCAACCTATTACATTAGCGGTGGAACTCCGTGATCTGAATAAGGAATTAACATTATGGCTTTTTTATCAACAACAGACGTTATCACCAATGTAGTATCTGGCATCACTACGGCCAAAAACGGTAATGGTAGAGCCAGAACTGGTAGCAGGGACTCAGGAGCAGATCTTAACGCAGGCGTTGAGCTTTCTCAGGAAGAGTTAGAAGGCATCGAAACCACGTTATTCGACAGATTCGATGACTTTGGCGTAATCGAAGGTGGCACACCATAATTTTGTGTCAAAACATGGAAACTGGGCTATAACTATTACAGAGGAGAATTGAATGAAACCACTTTATTTCGTAGCAATAATCGCCGCTTTGCTTGTTAGCGGATGCGGCAAAACAAAGGACAGTTCAAGCTGCCCACCAGATTGCTCCTGCGTGAGCAAGGTAGAAATCGAAGCATACTATGGCTCAAGTATCGATGAAATTCAAGAGGCCGTAAAAAGGGCGTTTAACGACGCTGAACGACTTGTGTTAGGAAACAAACCAAAGCCAGACGCACCAAAAGGGCCGCATGAAGACCCTGACAAGTGTATCTGCGGAGGCTCAGGAAAAATTCGCCAAGGTGACGGTCATGTTACTCCATGCCCATTCCACAGCGGCGAACATGGTCAACCACGTTTAGAAGTAGATGGCGAAGTCATCTATAAGAAATAGGAGTTATAAATGGATACAGAAACAATGTTGAGAATTGGTGCAGTCGTAGTAGGTGGGCTTATTTTATTAAGCAGCCTTGTTGACTTTAAGGGGCTTGCTGGGCGATTGCTTACAGCATTAGTAACCCGCAAACCCAAGACTCCCGCCATTCCAGTTACACCAGTTGTAAACGAAGACGAACAGTTTCTTCATATTGTAGACCTATGGTTTCAGCTTCGTAGCGAGTGCGAAAAGTATGGTCTACCAAAGGCTCTAGTAGCCATCGATAAAGTATTTCCGCTTCTAAACGACAAAATTGAGGACAATTCATGATTAAAAACATTATCGCAATCCTTCTTATTACGTATGGATTGCTTGGGAACAGTATGTTTGACATTCTGGATACACCAACTCCTGAGCCAACCCCAGCGGTTACACTTAAGATTGACGAACCTACAGACGCTCTCAAGAGCAAGGTTGTGCCGGTTGCCTCTTTGATTACCAATGACGATGATCGCGTAGAAGTTGCTATCTTCTTTCTAGAGCTATCTTCCAGAATTGAAAAGTGGGATCTCAACCTACAGCAACTCAACGACGTTGTTGTTAGGGCTGCTGGTCAATACTTTAATGGCAGATTGCACGGTAAGTATGATGGATTTGACGAGGGTTTAACCCGTCTTATCTTGGATGTTACAGGTAGTGACATTCACGTTCTTACGGACCAAGAGAAGTTCAAACTACATGAGGCATTTGAGGCTCTAGCTTGGGCCTTAGTTCAAAGGTAACTAAATGGATATTACATCAATCAGAGATAAAATCTCACAACTTTTTACAGCAGACGGATTATCTATCAACGAGTACACTGTCAAGTGTGCATCTCCAACAACGATTCGTTTGCTTGGCGAAACGGGAGCCTTATGGATTAAGTTCGATAAGGCTACTCAGCCACTACTCAGCGTCAAAAAGATCATCACCTTCTCTGTCTATCTAGAAGAACTCTACGTAGGCGAAGATGGCGGCAAGATCAAGCTGAAAAACTTTCCCGATATTAATTTCACCTTTGACGAGGCAGACGGTGCTTTTGGTTGCACTTTGCTGAATCTAGACGATGAATTATCTAGCGAGATCGAGAAAGAGTTTGGAGATGCGGAATCTAGGCGACTTGCACAAAAATGCTTGCAATATGGTCAAGCATGGGCTACAATGTGTAGGGATGGTGGTACTTGCTTTGGTGAGCTTTCTCCGCGAGAAGCGAGAAGTATGAAGAAGCAGTGTGCCGCATTCATACGCGAACAAATCAAAGACGAACTCAGTGGCTCAGTCCTTGTGTTCATCTTGATGCAATTCGTTTTGCCGTACATTATTCGCTGGATTGCAGAGCGGATAATCGACCGGCTAATCAATAGCTGATTCCCAACATATATTATTTTATTTCCACATAACCCTATTTCTGTAGGAGAGGTACATCAATGCAAGTCTCAAAGAGGAACGGACACCTAGAAGATTATTCAGTAGAGAAGATTCATAAGGTAGTAGAATGGGCTATCGGTGATCTTAATAATGTGTCGCTGTCTGAAATTGAGATGAATGCCAACCTTTCCTTGCGGGACAAGATTAGCACAGAAGAGATTCATCAGATTTTAATCAAGTCTGCCAATGATCTAGTGTCAACATCTCATCCTAATTATCAGTTCGTAGCATCCCGCTTGCTTAATATGTCACTACGAAAAGAGTTGTGGGAGAACTTTGACCAACCACCAAAGCTGCATGAGCATATCGCCAATAATGTTGACGCTGGCGTTTATGACCGAGATCTTCTCAAGAAGTGGTCGAAGAAAGATCTAAATCTCCTCGATACATATCTTGAACATGACCGCGACTATCTATTTACATATGGCGGTTTACAGCAGATGGTAGACAAATATCTGGTCAAGAATCGAATCAGTAACCAGTTATACGAAACACCACAGTTTGCCTATATGTGCATCGCACTGTCTCTATTTGACGACTTTCATGAAGTGATTGACGCCTACGAATGTTTCTCAACTTTCAAGGTAAATCTCCCCACACCTATCATGGCAGGCGTTCGCACAAAGATTAAGCAGTTTGCTAGCTGTGTTCTCGTAGACGTTGAAGACGATCTAGCGTCTATCTTTTCAAGCGTTCATGCTGTTGGAAAGTACACGGCACGTAGAGCGGGCATTGGTCTAAACATCGGCAGGGTTCGCCCAATCAACTCAAGCATCCGTGGCGGCGAAGTTATCCACACTGGGCTTATTCCATATCTTAAGATCTTTGAGTCCACAGTCAAGGCAACCAGCCAGAACGGTATTCGTGGAGGATCTGCAACAGTTCATGTTCCATTCTGGCACTATGAAATTGAAGATGTTTTAGTTCTCAAGAACAATGCTGGCACTGACGATAATCGTGTACGCAAACTCGACTACTCTATCCAGTTCTGTAAACTGTTCTATGAACGACTAATTAAGAATGAGGATATTACATTATTTAGCCCACATGAGGCAGAGGGTCTTTATGATGTATTCGGAGACAATGAAGCGTTTGAAGAGCTATATGTAAAGTATGAGAACGCACGAAGCATTAAGTTAAAGAAGAAGATCCCAGCACGTAAGCTAGCAGAAATCTTTGCTAAAGAGCGACTAGAAACTGGCCGTATCTACTCCATGAATGTTGACAATGCCAACCAGCATGGTTCATGGAACGTCCCAGTTCATATGTCCAACCTCTGCCAAGAAATCATCCACCCTACTCAGCCAATCTTTGACATTGACGACGAGCATGGAGAAATCGGCATTTGTATTTTGTCTGCCATGAACCTTTTAGAACTAAAGTCAGACAAAGATATTCGCACCGCCTGCCGCATGGCAGTTCGCACACTAGAGTCGGTAATTGAATATCAGGACTACCCAGTAAAGGCTGGCGAAAACTTTACCAGAAACAGGCGTTCGTTGGGTATTGGCGTTACAAACCTTGCTGGATGGCTTGCTAAAAACAAGTGCAAGTATACTGACCCATCAGCCCTACCACTAGTCCATGAGATGATGGAAAAGATTCAGTATTATCTTATCGAGGCTTCCGTAGATCTAGCAGAAGAATTAGGCCCGTGTGAAAAGTTTGAAGACACTAAATACGCACAGGGTTTACTGCCAATTGATTGGTACAAAAAGACAGTTGACGAAATCGTGGAGCCTGTATACCAAATGGATTGGGAGGGTCTACGTGAGCGAATTAAGGAGCATGGAATGAGGCACTCCACTCTCACCGCTATTATGCCCTGTGAGTCCTCCAGCGTGATCCAGAACAGCACTAATGGTATTGAACCTGTCAGAAGCCTACTTTCTTATAAAAAGGCTAAGAACGGCGTTTTGAAGCAGCTGGTGCCAAATTACAGTTCTCGCAAGAGTTACTACACAATCGCTTGGGAAATGGAGAATAATGAAGCGATGTTAAATATTGGTGCAGTGATTCAGAAGTTCGTGGATATGTCAATGAGTATCAACCTGTATTACAATTACGCACACTATGAGGATGGAAATATCCCGCTAAGTACCATAATTAAGGATCAAATTCGTGGATACAAGTATGGTTTGAAAAATTTCTACTATTGCAATACGCCTGATGGTGATGGTAGTACAGAAAAAGAGGCTGACGAAGGCGGCTGTGCGGGTGGTTCGTGTAGCATCTAATGTTGTCAAAAATCAAGGAAAGAGTGTATAATTAGGTAGGACACACAACATATGAACACAATTCTCAACATCAAAAACGTAGACTATCTCAAGCAACCGCTATTTCTTGGCGAAAACCTTGGTCTACAGCGTTACGACAAATTTAAGTATCCAACATTCTTTGAACTGTATAAGAAGCAGATGGAGATGTTTTGGAGACCAGAGGAAATTAGTCTCACCAAAGATCGTAACGACTATAAAGGCTTAATGACAGACAACGAGAAGTTTATCTTTACTTCTAATCTTAAGTACCAGACCATGATGGATTCTGTAATCTGTCGCGGCGTTCCTAGCCTAACGCAGTACGTGTCTAATCCAGAGCTAGAAGCCTGCATGAATGTATGGCAGTTCTTTGAGCAGATCCACAGCTACAGTTACACCTATATCATCAAGAATGTTTACAGTGACCCCAGCGAGATTCTAGATGGATGCTTCACAGATAAGCAGATCGTCAAGAGGGCAGAGGTGGCCGTTGCTGAATATAACAAGCTTGAAGAGATTGGCAAGTCTGGTTCCACCAAAGACATCAAGAAACAAATCTATCTCACAATTGTGAGCATTAACATCTTAGAAGCGGTAAGGTTCTACGTATCGTTCGTTTGTGCGTTCGCCTTTGCTGAAAATAAAAAGATGGTAGGTAATGCTGACATCATTAAATTGATTAAACGAGACGAAGCGTTACACCTATACAATACTCAAGAGATCCTAAAGATCCTACACAACAATAAGGACGAAGGATTCTTATCAGTCGCCAAAGAGTGCGAAGATCAAGCAGTTGAAATGTTTGAGAGTGCCGCCGTAGAAGAGAAGGCGTGGGCCGATTACCTCTTTAAGGATGGTTCTATCATCGGTCTTAACGAACAGGTGCTTAGTCAGTACGTTGATTGGCTTTGTATGAGTCGCAGAAAGGCTATCGGGCTTCCATACGAAACTGGGCATAAGAACCCAATCGCCGGATGGACAGACCCTTGGATGAACAGTGAAGCGGTACAGGTTGCACCACAAGAGCATGAGATTACCTCATATAAGATTGGTGCTAGCACTAACGACTTAGACGATACAGATTTTGGAGATTTACTATGAGCAGATTTATGAACGAAGTTAAAATCTCGATCACAGACGAGCATGGTAAACTACCAACAAAGGCACACCCATCCGACGCTGGGTACGATCTATATTCCGTAGAGGATGTAGTAATCAAACCCAACCAGAGGGTGGTTGTAAAAACTGGCATTTCTATGGAGATGCCAACTCATCTTTCTGGCCTAATCTGGCCTAGATCAGGTCTTGCTGTGAAGCAAGGGATTGACGTTTTAGCTGGCGTTATTGACGCCGGTTATCGCGGGGAAATTATGGTATGTCTATTAAATACATCACCTCTCGATGTAACCATAGACAAGGGCGACCGAATTGCCCAATTAATTTTCCAAGAAGTACTTAATATTACACTCATGTCGAGCGATAGTCTTAATGCTTCGCAACGAGGAGGTAGTGGCTTTGGGAGCAGCGGCAAATAAAAAAACGAAAACTTCAAGTCGCAAACGACGACAAGAAGAACGCAACCCACCTAAACCTAATGTTCTAGTAGCAAAAACCCCTAACCAAAAGGATTACATTCGATCAATTATTGAAAACGATATTACATTCTGTACTGGCCCATCTGGTACAGGTAAATCTTTCATAGCTGCTGGCATCGCTGCTGGTAAGATTTTGAAAGACGATATCGATCAAATTATCGTAACTCGTCCACTTGTTTGTACAGGTAAAGACATCGGTTCATTACCCGGAGAACTTGGTGACAAGATTAAACCCTATCTCGCCCCTATGGAGGAAAATCTTAAGTATTTCCTACAACGCGACAAGTTTGGTTATTATTTTAACCAGCATCGCATCAGGTTTGAGCCTTTAGAGACTATGCGTGGAGCAACATTCCACAACTCTATTATGATTCTTGATGAGGCCCAGAACTGTACTCTCGATCAGATTAAAATGTTTATCACGCGAATGGGCGACCATTCCACCGTTATTATTAATGGTGACGCCAAGCAGACAGATGTACGCAAGTACAGCGGCTTGTATGAGTGCATGACTAGACTAGAGACCGTAGAAGGTGTTGGCGTTTGCCGATTGGGATATGAAGATATCCAGCGAAACGGAATTATCGGCAGAGTGTTGTCAGCACTTGAAGATTAGGCTATAATAGAGTAGCCAGCGATCACAGGGGTTGCTTCGGCAATCCCTGTTTTCATAGGATTATACAGGAAAGGACAAAATATGCCACTATATGATTACCGCTGCGACGAGTGCGGCGAAGAACTACGAGACGTTCAGCAGTCCATCAAGGACGATTCTCTCACAACGTGTCCTGCCTGCAATGCGGAAGCATTGTACCGTATTCCACAGGTTGGTCTACACGTTTCTGTCTCCAACGTCACCACCCTTGGTCAAGTGTGGGACCGTAACGAAAAAAAGATGGGCAGTTATCACCGCTCAGAAAAAGAGGCCGCACAGTCAGCCCGTCAGCCAAAGACTGACAAAATCAGGACTGCCACTACTAAAGAAATTAAAAGTATGTCAGCCTCACAGCGAGAACGATATATTCAGACAGGAGACAAATAAATGGCGTTTCATCAGATTAAAAAGACAGAGGACAGTAAGCCGGTACAGCAAGACCGGCGATCAGGCGAAGTGTGCTATGACAAGCATGGTAAGCCAGACGATAGCGGTCGCACGTTTGCTAAACTGGTTCAGTTCAACTTAGGCGACAAGGCTAAAGAGCGGTATTTCGTAGCAACATACTTGGGTGTATTGTATGACCCCAACGGATCATTCTCAAACAGGGAGAATCGTCTGAACATTGACCTCAAGGCAGTATCTAAGACTACGTTTTATTCATACGTGGACTACCTAAAGACACGTAAAGAGATTTATCTTACCAAAGCAAATAGGAGTTTTATCAATGGCAACTAAGCGAGGACGATTAAGCAAGGTAGAAATCTTTTACATCGACGGGCATCGAGATAAAGACCCGCACGACATCGCCGCAGACCTAAACCGCAATCTAAAGGTTATCCAGAAGCACATTGAGGATAATCCAGTTGCCGCTACCGAGTCTAAGTCTACTATGACTTTGGCTGGTGAAAACATCGGTCGTAATAAGAACGGCACAACCGTCATGACTGAAGCTGCATCGTCTGCCGCTGATGGCAGAAAGCGTAGCTCCGTTTCACAAACCCACGACTACTGCACGGCACCGATTAAAAATGATGAATAAATACATTCAAGGCGAAGAAGGTTGGGCTGCTGCCTACAAGAGGGGTGGCAGGAAGAGAATCTGGATTTATATCAGGTTCTCAAGCGGGCAGGAGATATACCTGTCTGACTACGATCAGTGGCGAGGACTAAAACCAGAAGTGGAATCGTCCTCTTTGCTCATAGAAGAGATTGGCCTACGTTATAGGTCTCACAAGATTACAGTAGACACCAAAGATACAGACGGTGTGTATGTTGTGAGGTCTTTGCAGGCACAGTTTGGTGGAGACACCGTACACTTCTATACTATTGGGCTGTTAAAAGACGGTAAGGTTGCCAAGACCAGATGGCACACCCCTTCTCTTGTTGAGGAGTCGTCAGAAGAAACCACCTTAGACGAATGTTTTGAAGAGGCACTAATCTATCATGGCGAAAAAGCCTAAACTGTTTCATAGCGATTACCAGAAGCAGTGGTCAGAAGAACATAAATACCAGCATCAGACAACGGGAGAGTATTGCACTTTCGCGGCGTATGTTGCAGAGTATCTTATTCTTAGGCGTGAAGATGCGTTTAAGAATCCCAAACCCTCATACAAGTTCTGGAGCAAGGGCGACAAGTTTCACTTGATGTTCCTGCGGCAAGTTCGTGCCGTTAATAAGCTTCTCAAGAAGTATCCAGAGCATATCATTCTGGGGGCTATCAAGTCTCCACACTTTGAAAGAGTGTTCTTTCTGGGCGTGTACGCCAAGGTTCGTGGCGGCATGAAGCTAAATGAGGTTGCCGTAAAGGCGATAGAAAGCTATAATAAGGAGCAGGAAGAACTAGCAAAGCAGAGGGAGGCGGCGAAGAACGTCAATCTCCAGCCAGAAGTCGAGCAGAAGGAAGTCAAGACTCGACGAACACAATCGTACAAGAAGTCAAAATCATCACTTAACCAGTTGAGGAATATGTAATGCCAAGAGCTAAGAAAGTAAAAGCATCCGACAAGTTCACAGACGACCTCGTAAGCAGTGCCGTAACATCCAAGTATGGAGAGGTTGTCCGTACTGGCACAGAGGTTCTAGAGAGCATCAATAGCCTGCAAGTAATTGGCGTATCACCAGCACTTGATATGGCACTTGGTGGCGGTCTACGTGAAGGCTCAGTGGTTGTTATGACAGGAGACCCTAAGAGTGGTAAGACCACAACCGCACTACACTTTGCGGCAAAGTGCCAGAAGCTCGATAAGCGTATTATCTATGTCAATACTGAAGGGCGACTATCTAAGCAAAACTTTGATGGCATCCGTGGTCTATCTTCAGACGACATCCTCGTTGTAGAATCAACCGATGATCGAGTTCTATCGGCAGAAGACTTCCTGAATATTATTGAATACTATGTCAACAACGATCCGGGTTGTGTCATTATCTGTGACTCGCTATCTAACATGGTTCCTAGTTGTGAGCTAGAGGGCGACGTTAGGACGGGCGTACGAAACGCACTGCCGCGATTGTTGTCAATGTTCTTCAAGCGTATTAGCGGCTCCCTCATGAAGAACAAGACTATCCTAATTGCGGTTACTCATAATATCGCCAATACTGGTGGTAGCCCATACGCACCGCAGAAGATGGCTGACTGTGGTAATATGCTACAGTATCAGGCTGGTACAAATATGGTTATCACCCATGTAGGCCGCTGGCAGGTTCCCAAGGATAGTGGCCCACACGTTGGGCAGATTGCCAACTGGCGTATCAAGACCTCTAATGCTGGCGGTACTCCCAATAGCACTGCGGCAAGCTGGATTCGCTACGGCATCGGGTTAGACGAAGTACAAGAAGTATTGCAGGCTGCTTGCGAGTTTCGTCTTATCAAGACTGCTGGAGCGTGGTACACAATTCAGTGTGCTGTTAACAACGTCGAAGACCCAGCAATCGCTAAGGTTCTGGCAGACAATGAGATTGACCCAACCAACGCTGAAGCGGTGGAGAAGTTCTTTAAGTTCCAAGGTGCCAACAACACCTGTGATTTCTTAACGGAGAACGAGAGTGTTGCAGAATTTGTTTACAAGCAGATTGGCGAGATGTTTGCATGATGACTGTAACCGGCCTCAATGGTCGAGAATACAAGTGGAACCTGTCTAAGTACGACGTTAAGGCCAATGACAGCAAACGAAAGTCTAAGTTCCATCTACGTGCCAGAGCGTTGCTAGCTGAAATATATCATAGCTATCGCGTTCTGGAGGAAGTCAAGCTTCCGGGGAGTACACCCACCCATAAGAAGGGCGTTCTCTATCTAGATTTCTTTATTCCTAATCTTATGAAGGGAATAGAAGTGCATGGGCAGCAGCATTATGAGTTTTCACCATTTTTTCACAAAAATAAAGCAGAATTCGCCTTGGCAAAAGCCCGAGATGAGGATAAAATAGAGTGGTGCGAAATCAATGGCATCACAGTCGTAGAGTTGAAATACTCTGACCCCGATGAAATATGGAGAGAACAAATTGTCGGCATCTGAAGATCTACAAAAGCATCTAGACAATCTAGATCACTACATAACGGACAGCAACAGCAACTATTCGTCATTTCATGCTGAGTACCTTGAAGCGTCCAATATGTCCATGAAGGACTTGAAAGAGCTTCCTCACGACGACCTGTACGATTACGCATATCTTCTACAGGGTTATGCAACTTACCTACAGGATGAGTACAATAGGCACAAGATTATCGTGTCTTGGTGTAACAACCAGATCGAGGGAATGGTCGCTAAGTATAGGGAACAGTTTAACCCTTATACTAAACATGAACAACGCCGACATATTATGTCGCAAGAGAATGAATACGCCGCAAAGGTGGCACAGATGCTAGAAGTTGCACAGGCACGACTCACTTCGCTAGAAGGCAAGGTCTGGGAACTGAAGCAGAAGAGTTCAATACTGCTAGAGAAAGGAAAGAGAACATGAACCTAAACGCACTCAAGGCTATGGTGGAAAACTTAAGCTCCGAAGAGCTTGGTCAACTTCGTGCAATTCTAGACGAGATCCATCCGACAACAACTATGCCTCCAGACGTTGAGGCAGTCTTTGCTAAGGCAGACAGACCAGCACCAACAAACACAGTAAACGACGCTATGGACTTTTCTATGTCGAAACCTCGACGGGGCAAGACCGCTGTTCGTGCTACTGGTCAGAATGGTTTTGTTGATGATGGATCTGAGGGGCGTGAAGATACGGAGACTCCGAACTATACCCCAACCCCAAGGAATCGACGACCGGCACAGATGCGTGAAGTTACCTGTGCTGCTTGCGGTAAAGCCTTCGCTAAACACGCAGACCTAATTCATGGTGAATACCATCGATGCGACCGATGCTGCGGGGGGCGATAATAAATGGCTCAACTGTATGACATTGGTGCTGAACGAGCGGTACTAGCGGCACTATTTCAGTACGACATTGACGCATGGGTGCGTGTCGCTGAATTAATTTCTGTCGAGTCATTTGGCGACTCCAATAATCAGATCTTGTTTCAGTGCATCCACACCGTTATTAACAACGAGCAGAAGGCTGACCTTCCAGCCGTTCTGGCTGCTGCAAAGCAGATGGGCTGTGAAGAACACGTTGGTACGGATCAGGAACTAAAGTATCTCAAGTCTCTGTTTGATTTCCCAATCAATCTGGAGAACGTCTTTAGCTTCGCCATACAAATGAAGAAGTTTGAGTTTGCTCGTAAGATCAAAAAGCTCACCAAGAAGATCCACAAGGACATTGACGATATTACTGGCACTGAAAGTGTTAATGATATTATTCAAATTCTAGAAGAACCCGTTACAGACTTTCTCAGAGAAGATGACGGTGGCGATAATCCAGAGAAGATCGGAGATGGAATTGAAGACTACGTTGATTTCCTCGCAGAAAATAAATGTGATATCATTGGTATACCCACGGGATTCTCTCGATATGACACAGCCATTGGGGGTGGTCTTAGACGAAAGTGCGTTGACCTTGTATCTGCAAGACCAAAAGTTGGTAAATCAGTGTTCGCTGATAATGTTGCCCTTAACGTATCTCGACAAGGAACACCTGTCCTAGTAATGGATACGGAAATGTCCAAGGAGGATCACCTTAACAGGTTGCTTGCCAACATGAGCGGTGTACCCATCAACGAGATTTCCACTGGACAATTCGTAGACGACGAAGAGAAGCACGAAAAGGTTCGCGAGGCTATGCGTGAATTGAGCAGTATTCCCTACTCTTACATCAGTGTAGCAGGCAAGCCATTTGACCAGATCCTCAACCTAATCCGACGATGGGTTGTGCAAGAAGTTAAGCTAGATGAAACCGGAAAAACCAACGACTGTCTTATCATCTATGACTACCTAAAGCTTATGTCTTCGGGTTCTATCACAAACAATATTCAAGAGTATCAAGCATTGGGGTTTCAGATCACATCATTACATAATCTATGTGTGAAACTGGATATTCCATGCCTATCCTTTGTTCAGCTTAATCGTGATGGTATCACGAAGGAAAGCACTGACGCTGTTAGTGGATCGGATAGATTGATTTGGCTATGTACATCATTTACGATTTTCAAAGCCAAGTCTCCCGAAGAGTTAGCAGAGGATGGCCCCAATGCTGGAAATAGAAAGCTAGTACCTATTGTATCTCGACACGGTGCTGGCATGGACGACGGCGATTATATCAATATGACTATGGACGGGTCTCACGCTAAGTTGACTGAGTTAATGACTCGTAATGAGTTCAAGAACGCACCAACTGGCGATACAGGATTAATCAGCCCAGACGCTCTTAAAACATTAAACATCGATGAGGATGACGATGACGCTGAAGGAACTGAAGAAGCGTCTGAATAAGGACGCACTTAAAATCTTTGAAGCGTTAGGGATGAAGACAGAGGTTTTCAGCCGTAACATATATTCTACCTGTCCAGTACATGGTGGCGACAATCCCCGTGGATTCTCATTTTCTCCCAGCATCGGAGTTTGGCGGTGCTGGACACACGAATGCCAGTGTGAGCATAGCAACGACGTTCTGGGCCTCATACAGGCCGTTTTAGCTGAAGAAGGGTCTAAAGACGTTTCATTCAAAGACGCCCTTGTGTGGGCCTGTGAGACGCTAGGATGCGACGTTCCATACGGTGGAAGCAAGTCTACGTCCACCACTGAGCCTCCAGAAGAAGAGGAATTGGACTTTTACGCTAAAGCTGGCAAATTTTTCGTAAAAAGCGAGACCCACGCCGCAGAGGCGTTCTGTGTAGATTGCGACCTAAAATATCCCTCACGGTACTTTGTGAATCGTGGGTTTGAGCCAGAAACCATGACTCATTTTGGGATTGGCGACTGCACTGATAATAGTAAGTATCTACGAGACAGGGCCGTTATTCCTATTCATGACGATTCTGGAAAAAATGTTGTCGGAATCATCGCGAGAACGGTAAAAGAATATAGGCAACCGAAGTTCCTCTTTCAGCCAACGGGGTTTGATAAGCGGTTCTTCTTTTATAATTACCATCGAGCGTACAAGCACATTACTGAAAACAACATTCCATACCTCTATATCACTGAAGGTCAGGGTGACGTTTGGAGGCTATATGAGGCAGGAGTCAAAAACGCGGTCAGTATCTTTGGTAAGACGTTAAGTTCGCAGCAGATTGACAAACTAAATCACATGCCAGTAACCACCATTATTGTTCTTACCGACGACGATCAGGCAGGGAGAGAGTCCAAGATAGCAATTCATAGACAGCTACAGCGAAGTCACAAACTTTTATTTCCAGCACTACCAAATAAGGATGTTGGAGATATGTCACCGACCAAAATTCAAGAGACCATTCTAAACAATTTGAAAGGAACGTACTAAATGACAAAGATTATTGGTATTTCTGGACGCAAGCAGGCTGGCAAAAGCACCACTGCCAACTTTATCAATGGCGATATCCTGCTCCAGAGAGATATGGTCAAACAGTTTTATATCGACACCACTGGTGAGCTTGTTATTGAAACGTCTCTAAAAGACGGGACAACTGGCTATGGAGTATTTGACTTACTCCGTAAAGATGAGCAGTTTGTTAATTATGCCGAAAAAGAGCTTTGGCCTTTTGTGAAGATCTATCACTTCGCAGATGTTCTCAAGTCTCTAACTATTCAGCTGTTTAATATCTCGCCACGTGCGGTCTATGGAACTGACGATGACAAGAATTCGCTCACTCATTACCTGTGGGAGAATATGCCAACCAGTACTAACAAGACCGGTGCCATGAGTTCTAGAGAGTTTTTGCAATACTTTGGAACCACACTGGTTCGGGCTATTAACACCAACGCTTGGGTGGATGCTACCATCAATAGCGTTCAAGCTGAAGGCTCAGAGATTGCCATCATTCCAGATGTTAGATTTCCTAACGAGGTGGAAGCAATCAAGGCGGCTGGCGGCGTAGTTATCAGAATGGAGCGTGATCCGTTCTCTGACGGTCATCCGTGCGAGACAGCACTAGACCAGAGCGTGTTCGATTGGGGTAAGTTCGATGTTATTATCCCAAACACCGCAGCGTCCATTAAGGAACTGTGTGAAGAACTAGCCAAACATTCCCACATCTGGAGATAATATGTTAGTAACCTACATTCGATCATCAAGCTACAATAACTATGCGTACTGTGAAATGCAGTATTTCATAACCTACGTGCTTGGTCATCAGTCCAATAGCGGCAAAAAGGCTGACATGGGAACTATGGCTCATAAGGTCATGGAAGTCCTAGCTGGCCTAAAGAAGTATCATCAGGATCACCCTAGAGCAAAGTATCTCAAGGTGGATGACGACGCCGTTGGAGAAGTAAAGATCGACAAAGCAGAGTTGCATACGGACGACCTAGTTGAAACCCTCACAACTCTGAGTATTGATGCCTACGCTAAAAATTCTACACACCGGTTTACACCGGCAGACCGTCGAGATATTTTGGCTACAGTCTATACGTTCTTGCGTCACCAGAACGGTCAGTTTGATCCGCGACTCAGGAATATCCACTACCCAGAACCACACTTCGATATTCCAATTGAAGAGGATTGGGCTAAGTTTGAATATGAAGTCAACGGCAAGAAGGTTCAAGGTCAGCTAGCTATTAAGGGTACTATTGACTTAGTTACCAAGCTAGACGATGAGACCATCGAGGTTGTTGACTGGAAGACCGGACGCCGCTTGGATTGGGCCACTGGCGAAGTGAAGGACTATAAGAAGCTAGAGAATGACCCGCAGTTGCTATTGTACTACTACGCTATCTCAAAGCTTTATCCTGACTTCCCCCATCGTATCATGAGCATCTTCTTCTACAAGGACTCAGATGGTAAGCCAGACCCAATGCCGTTCAGTATGTGTTTCTCTCCAGAGGATGAAACTAGATTCTTGGAGATGTTACGCAAGCGAGTCGAAGAGATTCGGGAGAACGTAAACCCCACACCTCTCGACGCAGACAACAAGCATTGGAAGTGCAAGAACCTTTGCCATTTCGCTAAAAACAACTGGCCCGGAACCAACATCTCAATGTGCAAGTATATTCAGCAGCAGATGAAGGAAAAGGGTATGGACGAGACCATCAAGGACTGTACCCGAGACGGTTTTGACATTGGCTACTATGAGGCTCCCGGTTAATATGAGTAAACCACTACTAACCATTGGCATGGCGACCTACGATGACTTTGATGGAGTATACTTCTCTATTCAGTCTCTTAGGATGTATCATGAGATATGTATGACCAACGATGTAGAGTTTATCGTTATTGATAACAACCCTAACTCTGCACACGGTAAGGCAGTCGCAGATCTTCATAAGAAGTGGCTAAACGGTAAATACATTCCTTTTACCGACAAGAAGAGTACGGCGGTTCGTAATGAAATCTTTAGAAACGCCTGTGGTAAGTACACTATCTCTATGGATTGCCATGTTATGTTTAGTCTGGGTGCCATTGATGCACTTCTAGAATACTACGCAGACAATCCTGACTGTAAGGATCTGGTTCAAGGCCCACTGCTGTACGATAGCCTAGTTGGGCATCTTACTCACTTCAGACCTATCTGGGGAGAGCAGATGTATGGGCGGTGGGGAACCGATAAGGAAGGTTTAGCAACAGGCAAGGCGTTCGATATTCCTATGCAGGGACTTGGTGTGTTCTCATGTGAGACCAAGAACTGGCTAGGGTTCAACGAACTGTTTCGCGGCTTTGGTGGCGAAGAAGGTTATATCCACGAAAAGTTTAGGCGGCACGGTGGCAGAACACTATGTCTACCTAAGTTTGAGTGGGTTCACAGATTTGGACGCCCCAGCGGCGTTCAGTACCCTTTGAATCTAGAAGATCGAGTATGGAATTACTTGGTTGGATGGAATGAATTGGGAGACCCTCAGATGGTCGAAAAGATTATAGAGGTATTTAGTAAGCGAATACCTCATCAGCGTGTTTTAGAACTTAACAAAATGGCAACTAAGACGGTTGCAGAACAGCGAGGTTAAATATGCTATTTCCAGAACGTACCGAAGGCGAAGATCTAAGCGACTACATCCATCGTTGCATCAATGACGAGCAGCTAATCGCAGACTTCCCAGATATGCAGCAGAGGCTTAATGTTACTTTGTCTTATGCTACAGACGGGCAGAACATTATGGATTCAGCCGCCATGTCACTAGAGATTCTAGAGATTGGCTGGACTGAAGAAGTTACAGCAGAAAACTATGAGTGTCCAACAGAAGAAGATTACTTCGACGCAGAAGGCGAAGAATACGAAGAGTACGAATTTGCCGAGGCGGCAGAATACCAAGGCCGCAAGGTAACGCTTAACAAGCCTTTCCGTACCCCAAAGGGGCCAAAGAAGTTTGCTGTTTATACCAAGAATGGATCTGGTAAAGTTGTCATTGTTCGATTTGGCGATCCAAACATGAAGATCAAAAAGAGCAATCCAGAACGACGAAAGAGTTTTCGTGCCAGACACAACTGTTCTAATCCCGGCCCCAAGTGGAAGGCTCGATACTGGGCTTGTAAGAGTTGGTAATATGAAATTTACAGAAATAAAAAAATGGGCCAAGAGTCATGGGTATGAACTTAGCCGAAAGAAGATCGAGGCTGAGACGAAAACCTATTTCTACACTTGGTCAACAGGAGATGAATCAGGAACGGCTGATTCGGTGTTCGATTCAGCTAAAGCAATCTACAATCATATCACTAATGATAAGTGGGTTGAGTACCAAGAAAACTACGTACCCCCTCAAAAGGAAGAGAAATGGAGTCACCTATGAAGAACAAACCAGAACCAATTAAGCGACCTCTTACGGACGCTCCACGCCCTAGCGACAAGGAACCAGATCGTAAGAAGCTTTAGTTGTCAAAACCCGCACTTCTGGCTACAATATTGCATACCCAACAGCACGAAAGAAACTAAATGAGCAACTGGTTCCCACTACTAAACTACACCCACTATAGCCTACTCAAGGGGTTTTCTAAGCCTCAAGAGTTAGCCGAGAAGTGCAAGGCAAACGGTTACAAAGCCTGTGGAATTGCCGACTATCAATCCATATCCGGTGCGGTCACGTTTTTCAAAGCGTGCCGTGCCGCTGGAGTCAAGCCAATCATCGGTTGCGACTTTGGCAACTACATTCTGTTCGCCAAGAACTATGCTGGCTGGACTGACCTTATTGAGGCCGTCTCATCTCTAGAGGCTGGAGTCATCCCTGCCGAGATGGCTAAGAAAATCTTTGCTCGTAAGAACCTTATCTGTATTTCTAACAAGAAGTTCGACAAGGACTCATACAAGCACTGTAAAGACCTACCGCGAAGCTATTACGCAAACAAGGAAGATAACGTACTCTATAAAATTCTAGGTTGCGTAGGTTTCAATACCACCATGTCAAAGGCTCAGAGTTGGTTTAACAGCCCTAAGTCTGGAGATATGCCCGGAGGTCTTTATAATACATTTGACGAGACAGGCACCAAGCACGTATTCGACAAGTCTGAATCTGCCGGTCTGTCTGACGAGATCCTGCAAGAGATCTATGACAAGTGCGAAGACTATGACATTCTGCACAAGCCCATGCTTCCAAAGTTCGATTGCCCGCGAGGTCTATCAGAAGAAGAATACCTCAAGGAACTATGTCGAGTTGGCTGGAAGAAGTTGTTGATCGATACTGGGAAGGTCGATAGCGACGAACAAAAGCAACTGTATAAGGAACGATTTGAAGAAGAACTGGGTGTTATTAAGGACGCCAACCTCTTCGGATACTTTCTTATCGTTCAGGACATTATCAGGTTCGTACAGGATAGCGGCTGGCTTTCTGGCCCCGGTCGAGGATCTGCCGCAGGTTGTCTTATCTCATATCTTATTGGAGTAACACAGATTGACCCACTAGAGTATGATCTACTGTTCTCACGTTTCTATAACGCTGGCCGTAATACTGCCGATCACGTATCTCTACCAGATATTGATATGGACGTTCCCGGCAAGAACCGTGACGATGTGATTATGTACCTAAAGGACAAGTACGGTCATGACCGCGTTAGTCAGATGCTTACGTTTGGTAGGCTACAGGGTAGGTCAGCAGTCAAGGAAGTTCTACGAGTGTTCAATGCTTGCTCCTTCGCTGAGATGAACGCTATCACCAAGAAGATTCCGAACGAAGCTGAAATCTCTGACCAGTTGCAGGAGATGGATGAAGAAGATCGTTCTATCATCCGGTGGACTTTAATGAACCGACCAAAGGATCTGAGTGACTTCTGCCGTATCCGTGAGGATGGCACACTTGAGGGTGAATACTCAGAGTATTTTGAACTCGCCATTCGTCTAGAAGGTACGTTTAAGACTCAGGGCAAACACGCTGCTGGTGTTGTTATCTCAGCCAATCCGCTCAACGAAGTATGTCCTATGGTTCGCCAGCGAGACCTTGAGGCTGAAAAGATTGCGGGTCTTGAAATGGCAGACCTTGAAGCACTGGGCCACGTTAAGTTCGACGTTCTAGGCATCAATCTGCTAGACAAATTAATGAAGATCGAGGAACTAACCAATGATTCAAATTGAAATCACAGATGATATTATCGCCAAGGCAAAAGCCAAGGCTGAAGAGATGGGTAAGCTCAACAACTCTATTACCAGCGGTGACGGCAATCTAGCCGGATTCATTGGTGAAGAGATTGTAGCAGACCTCATGGGTGGAGAGATTACCAACACGTACGACTACGACATTGTTTGTAACGGTCTCAAGTATGACGTTAAAACCAAGCGGTGTACGAGTCCTCCACGACCTTATTATGATTGCTCCGTCGCGGCGTTTAATACCCGCCAGCGATGTGACGCATATGTGTTCGTAAGAGTACAATACAAAAACAACAAGTTTGGCCCTGCTTGGATCTTAGGTCAGAAGGGCAAAGATGACTACTTTAATCAGTCACGTAAGCTGACTAAAGGGCAAATAGACCCTAGCAACAACTTTACAGTCAAAGCAGACTGTTACAACCTTAGCATTAATAAACTAGACACAGTGGAGACACAGAATGGCTAATCGCGACTTTATCGTATTTGACTTTGAAACCGGTTCACGTAACCCACATAAGACTCAGCCAACGCAGATCGCTGCCCTTGCACTTGACGGTCGAAACCTACAGGTGAAGGGGCAGTTTAACAGCGAGATCAGGCCGATCTTTGATGAAGAAAAAGCTATCGCCGCTGGCTTCGATCCAGTTGAGGACGAGGCACTTCGTGTTACTGGTAAGAACCGTGAAGATCTTGCCAAGGCACCAACACTCAAGTCGGTGTGGAACAAGTTCACCAAGTTCGTAGCACAGTACAACTGGCGAGGAACTGACTCATTCTGGAACCCAATTCCAGTTGGCTACAACATCGTAGGGTTCGATATGCACATCGTGCGTAGGCTTTGCGAACAGTTTGGCCCGTGGGATAAATCCCGTGGAGAACAGAAGTTATTTCACAAGATCTATAAGGTAGATATTATGGATAACGTATTCCTCTGGACTGAGGCTGACCCAGAAGTCCGTTCGATTAGTATGGATAACATGCGTGACAAGATGGGCCTATCGAAAGAAAATGCTCATGATGCGTTGCAGGATGTGAAGGACGAGGCTAATATGTTTATAAAGCTACTCAAGACTCACCGTGCCGTATACCGTGAGATGCAGTTTGAAAAGGCGTTCGCCAACGGAGGCTTGTACGTAAAATGATGAACGTAGACTACAACGATAGTGCTACATGGCGGCTGTTTGAAGAAGGCAAGACCAAGGGTGTTTTCCAGCTAGAAAGTAATCTTGGACGATCATGGTCTAAGAAGGTTGCACCCCGCAGCATTGAAGAACTGTCTGCACTGATTGCCATTATTCGCCCCGGCTCCCTCAAGAGTTTCTACGAGGGTAAGTCCATGACTCAGCACTATGTTGATAGAAAGTCTGGTAAGGACGAGGTGGCATACCTCCACGAATCCCTAGAGAGCATCTTGGGGTCAACCTACGGAGTGTTGTGTTACCAAGAGCAGTCAATGCTCATCGCCCAAAAGATTGCAGGATTTAGTCTACAGGATGCTGACGTTCTACGTAAGGCTATCGGCAAGAAGAAGGCCGACCTTATGGCGAAGGTTAAGAAGCAGTTCATCAGCGGTGCCAAGAAGGTTGGCATGGTTAACGAAGAAGAGGCTGAAGAGATCTTCGGCTGGATTGAGAAGTCGTCTCGATATGCGTTCAATAAGTCTCATAGTGTGTCATACGCTGTATGTTCTTATTGGTCTGCGTACCAGAAGGCCCACAATCCGCTAGAGTTCTTCCTTGCTTACCTGTTCTTCGCCAACGAGAAACAAGATCCCCATCAGGAAATCTACGAGCTTGTATCTGAAGCCAAGTTGTTTGACATTGAGGTACGTACACCCAGTATTAACAATTATAAGGCCAAGTTCAACATCAAGCGTAACAAAATATACTTTGGTGTTAAAGACATCAAGGGTCTCACCGGCAAGACCGGCGATAAGGTAATGGAAGCAATTCCACAGGTAGAAAAAGAAGTGGGCAAGAAGATGAAGGACTTCACTTGGCTGGAGATCCTGCTATATCTTGCACCCAAGATTAATTCTACCGCATTCAAGGCATTAGCCTCAGTTGGATTCTTTCGGGGGTTCATAGAAACGGTGTCTCGCAACAAAGCTCTGTATGACTACGAAATCTACCGCCTGCTAACTAAAGCGGAATTAAAATGGATTACTGAGCAATACCCAGAGCAGAAGTGGGATACGTTTATTGAATGTTTGCAAGCCGCTGCACCAACCAAAAAAGAGGGCGGTGCAACGTCTAAGTTAGATCGCAAGATGGCTATCAGTAATGAGATTCAGCTGTTGGAAAACCCCCCATACAGTCTTGAGGACGATCCTACGTGGATTATCGACCAAGAGACACGATGCTTGGGTTGTCCAATAACACTGACCAGAATCGATACTGTGGACAACGCCGCAGCAACAGCCTCTTGTAAAGATATTATAAATGGGCGGGCTGGTAAAGATATGGCAATCGCCGTTAATATCCAGCGTGTCGGTAATCATACCATCGCCAAGGGTAACTCTAAGGGGCGAACTATGTCATTCTTGACAGTAGAAGATGAGTCCTGCACCCTAGATAGCGTTATCGTCTTCCCAGACGTACGAGACAAATACAAATACATTCTATACGAAGGTAACAATCTGTTACTATACGGCTCAGTTAAGGGTGGAAATGATACATCCTTCATCGTTGATAAAATTCACGAGATTTAAGTTGTCAAAACAGCTTGTCCAAGCTAATATAGTAAGGTCAAGGAAAATATACCCACAGAACAAGGATCTGACATGAGGAAGAAACGCATTCTATTTTGCAGCGAGGCGACGTTTTTAAACACGGGATACGCCACCTACGCCAGAGAAATCTTAAATTATCTACATAGTACGGGTAAATATGAGCTTGCCGAAATGGCATCCTACGGAACAAGGAATGACCCAAGGGCGGCTGGGACACCTTGGAAATTCTTTGGTGTTCAACCGCCAGAAAATGCCCCAAAAGAAGAGCATGATCAATACCATGCGTCTCCAGTACACCAGTTTGGTGAATTTGCATTTGAGCGAGTGTGCTTGGAGTTTCAGCCAGACATTGTGTGTGACATTCGCGACTTCTGGATGCTAGACTTTGCAGAGCGTTCACCATTCCGCAAGTTCTTCAAGTGGTGTATCATGCCAACGGTAGATGCAGCACCACAGGCACGACAGTGGATTGCTACATATCAATCTGCCGACGCCTGCTTTACATATTCTGATTGGGCTGGCGGCGTATTAAAGGAGCAGACGGGCGGTAAAATCAATTATCTTGGTAGTTCGCCGCCTTCGGCACATCCTGCATATAGGCCGATGGATAAGATTCAGTGTCGCACAGACTTTCAAATCCCAACGCACTTAAACATTATTGGTACAGTGATGCGTAACCAGCGTAGGAAACTGTATCCAGATCTGTTCGCCGCATTTCGCAGACTACTAGACACGTGCGAACATCCATCAAGGTATGCTTTATATTGTCATACTGGCTATCCAGACTTGGGCTGGGATATTCCAGAGTTGCTACAGCAATATGAACTATCGTCCTATGTCTGGTTTACATACATCTGTCACGAAACAGGGCGACCATTCGCCTCATTGTTCAAGGGGCCATTTACACAGTCTCCATTTACTGGAACATTTGGATCACAATTGTCTAACGTGCGAACCGGACTGTCTTATGAAGATCTAGCAAAGGTTATGAATTGTTTTGATCTATACGTACAGTATGCCAACTGCGAAGGTTTTGGTCTTCCGCAAGTTGAGGCCGCAGCGTGTGGCGTTCCTGTTATGGGTACCGACTACTCCGCTATGGAGAGCGTTCTACGAAAACTCAAGGGGTTCCCGATCAAGCCAAAGGCACTGTATAAGGAGTTGGAAACGGGGTGCTACCGTGCCGTTCCAGATAACGACCTAGCGGCAGATCATTTTCATGAGTTCTTTGATCTCCCAGACGAGGACAGAGAGATTGCCTCAAAGACTGTGCGTGAGCAGTTCCTGAGATATTATCAATGGGATAAGTCTGGAAAGAAGTGGGAAGACTATTTTGATAGCGTTGATATCCTTCCAGATGAGCAAACTTGGAAGTCTCCACACCTTGATATTCAGCGTCCAGAACCTATGCCAACAGAGTTTCCACCGCAAACGACGGCGGCAGACATCGCGAGGTGGTTGATTATCAATGTTCTCAAGAGTCCAGAAAAGGCTAATTCATTCTTGGAGTCTCGTATTGTAAGAGATCTGCTGTATCGAAGCGTAACAGCTTCTGTCGGCGGCATCTATGAAAACGAAATGTCTTCAGTGTTTGTAAACGGTCAGGCCCAAAGAATGGGATTCAATGTTGAGCAAGCTTACAATCATATGGTTGCACTAAGGAATAAGATCAACTACTGGGAAGATCAGAGAAGGAAGGTGCTTGGGCTATGAAAGTATTATGGTTAGGCCATTATGGCGAAACAAGCGGCTGGGGCGATGCAGCAATACACAGCATCCTAGCACTTGATAGCGTGGGAGTAGAAATCGTTCCGGTAAACATTCCGCTAGCTGGCGGTAATAGAACGCTTCCGCCGCGAATCAAGCAACTAGAGGCTAATGATCGCAACGATGCAGATGTATGCGTCCAGAATATTCTGCCGCACCACATGGTAGCCACCGACAAGTATCGCAAGAATGTGGCATATATTGTAACAGAAACCTCGACACTGCTACACACCCCGTGGATTACACCGCTACAGTCTATGACAGAGATTTGGGTGCCGAATACTACAAACGAAAAGAACATACAGATGGATCTCCCTCTGAAGGTTGTAAAAACCATACCTTACGCCTTTAATAGAGAAGAATATGAGTCTGTATATGATAGCGTAGACATGGGCGTTGCGAATAGCACCTATAAGTTTTATTACATCGGAGACCTAAACGACCGCAAGAACTTAGAGGCTACATTTAGATGCTTCCACGCAACCTTTGCTGGAAATCCGAACGTATCACTTGTGCTAAAGGTTGGCAAGTTTGGGGCTAGCGACGAAGAGATCGTGCAGCATACTAAGAGTATCAGCGACGGCGTTAAGGCACGGTTAAGAATTTTCTCAGACCCATCTTACTACAGTCCAGAGGTTATCATTCCACATCACCTGTCTCGCAGCGAATTACTCTCGCTTCACACGACTTGTGATTGCTATGTTAGCACATCTCACGGCGAAGGCTGGTCAATCCCAGCGTTTGAAGCCCTATGCGTGGGCAATCAAGTTATCGCCGGTAATGAGGGTGGCCCCAAAGACTTCTTGCCAGAAGCCTGCTTGGTTGATGGTACATATGGGCCGTGTACGCATCAGAATCCCGCCTTTCCGTTCTTGGGTACTGGGCGTGAAATGTGGTTCAATATCAACGAGAGAATCGTGTGTATCGCCATGCAGAACGCTTATGCCAATAGGAACGATAAGTGTTTGGCAAACAAACGAAGGATGCAGGCACGAGAAGCTATGGACGCTTATTCGTACTATTCTATCGGTAAGCTAATCGAACAGGAGTTATCATGACCAAAGTAAGAAGGGTTATCACGGGCGGCACACAGTCACGCCCACTGAATATCTTAACATTTCCAACCCATGAAAGGTATGAAAGTCAGCTTGCTAAGACGGGCCACAACTTCTATTCTTTCCATGTGAAGGACGGCAAGAAGTGGAACGCGGAACAGGTAGAAGTCCCTGAGAACTATTTTATTCTTCCAGAGGGTCAGTGTCCAAGTTATCTAGACTTTGATCTCATCTTGGTACAAAGCAAGTTCTGGCAGTATCAGTACGCTCAGAGGCTCAATCAAATGCTCCAATTGCCAATTGTGGTTCTGGAGCATACAGTGCCTACGCCTCAAACCCTTAATGAGCAGCAGTTAGGTATGATGCGGCAAATGCTGGGGCATGTCAACGTGTTTATTTCGTCGTACTCCCAGAATGCTTGGGGTATATCACAGAACGCCGTCGTTATTCATCACGGCATCGACACAGACACATTCAGAAACACGGGCCTTCAGAGACAAAAGCACGGTCTAACCGTAGCAAATGAGTTTCAGAAGCGTGACTATTGCCTCAATTTCTCTGGTTGGCAGAGGGTTGTACGCAGTGGTAACATCCCAATGAAGGTGGTTGGTAACAATCCGGGGTTGTCAGAGTCGGCCAAAAGCATAGATGAACTGGTACAAGCCTACAACGAAGCATCAGTTTACTTTAATAGCACTACTCTGAGTCCTATACCCACTTCAATGCTGGAGGCTATGGCGTGTGAACTGCCGGTAGTATCTACAGCTACCTGTCTAATCCCAGAAATTGTAGTTGATGGGCAAGAAGGCTTTATTAGTAATAACGAGGCCGCACTGACATCATCTCTACAAAAGCTACTTGCTGACCCAGAACTGGCGGCAGACATGGGCAAGAAAGCCAGACAGTGCATTTTAACTAACTTTGGTCAAGAACGATTTATTGACGAATGGAACACCCTTTTCTATCAAGTATGTGAGGTTTTCAAATGAAATTGTATGTATCAGCAGACTTATCAAACTCCATTGAAGGGTATGTAAATATCCCTATTGTTTATGGGGATTGGGATTTAGAGGCCGTTGTGGGCAATTCTGCGTCTGGGATTGTGCTTGTTGACGCTCTAGAATATATCCCGCAGGAAAAACTTCTGAAATTTTTGCCAGAAGCCGTGTCAAAATTGCGACTTGGGGCTATAATGACTATAGTGGGTTTCGACTTAGGCGAACTAGCCCGCTCAGTACATACTCAAGAAACCAGCGACGATGCAGCAAATAGCATTATCGGTGGTCTTACATCTATTTATAGGGGCAAGGCTGTGTGCAAAATGCTCAAAGAACTTGGCCTAAAGATATCATCCTATACAACGAAGGGTTTGAAGTATGAAATCAACGCAAGCCGATAATTTGTATCAAACAGCCTGTAAGGAATGTTTATTTGCGATCTACGACGGGGTTACTCAGATTGACTGTGGCGTAGGTCGAATCAAGCAGTGGCAAGATAAAGATCTGGTCATTGAGGCATACGACGACGATAAGGAGTTTTATGTAATCAATGGCGTATGTAACACCGTAAGACAGGCTAACTGGAACGATGGGGTAGGAGACGTAAGCAAAGTACGCGAGGAAGTCGTGCCGTCTTTTGAAGTATACATCGTAGCAGACCATCTCACTCAGGCCACTGTCGATGAGATCCTAAAGATCAAAGACGAAGTAAGAAAGTGTAACTGGACTGTTTTGGCGTCATTTGACCTATCTAAAGATATTAGGCAATCAATAGTAACACCACTAGCCAAGGGACTCGGTGCGGATATCGTAGAATGTGCCGACGCCCCTTTTACAATAGGCACATTAATCCTAAAGTCAAGGAGATCATTTACGGTCGTCTTGGATCATATGTCGCTGATTAGCAGTGAACTATTTACTAGGGTTGACGCTTTGCTTAACGACGATCTACAAAGATTCATTGTTTATAGTCTTAATGGAACTGAGGCTATTTCCAACCTCGCTATACATATTTACCACAAGAAGCTTGAAACGTATAGCTTTATGACGCTATCAGATGCCGTACGCGAAAATGCTGTCGAGATGGGCTTATCCATAGTGGAGGTAAACTAATGAAGAAGCAAAAGTGTATTACCTCCCCGAAGAAGCGTCTCAGAAAGAAGGATCAAGAGACTACTATCGACGGCGTAAGCGACCTAATTACCATCGTTATGATATGCGACACGCCCGGATATAGAATGAAGTCCTACGGGCCACCATCGTTAATCAAGATTGGCGAGAGGAAACTGATTGATCACCAGATTGAGGCTATACAGTCTCGCTTGTCTAACTTTGAAATTATTCTATGCGTTGGCTTCGACGCCGAAAGGGTTGGCAAATATATTCGCAATAATTACCCAGATGTTAACGTAAGAATCGTAGAAAACCAAATCTTTAATGATTCTAACACTTGTGAGGGTATGCGTCTCGCACTGAATAATACAAACAATGACAAGGTATTGGTTCTGGATGGCAACATCATGTTCTCTGCTGATATTTTGTCACAAATTAAGGTTAGCCAATCGTGTGTTCTGGGAGAGTCAGAACCCTCTGACAATCTAGAGATCGGGTTTAATCTTAACGAATCTGAGCAGATTGAACATTTTGCGTACGGTGCGTCCCAGTTATGGTCAGAGATTTTCTTTCTAAGCAGCCGCGAGGCCGTAGACACGCTACGTAAGATTATCTCTAATACGGACTACAAGACCAAGTTCATGTTTGAGGCACTAAATGACCTCATAAAGACTAGGCACAAGATGACCATGATTTCTAACCAGCACCCAATCAAGAAGATTAATAATATCAAGACCTATCATAAGATCAGGAGGCAGAAGTAATGCGTATTCTTATTAAGAATTACACCTCTGACAGTAGTACTCAGTCACAGTACCTAACGTACGGGCTAAATGGTGTGCCAAACGTCGAGGCTGGCATGTGGAACGGAGAAGGTAGCTTATATGACGCTCTCGACCAGTTCAAGCCAGACCTTTATGTCGTACACGGGTCTGCTGTTGGAAATCCCGTGGTTGCCTACCTGAAGGATACAGATACGCCAGATCTAAAACTAGCCATATGTCTAAACGGTATGTCAACACAGCAAGCGTCTCATATTGACGACACATTGAAGCAACTCAAGCTAATTGACAAAGTGGCGTTATATTATTCATCACGCAATAGGGATCATTTACCAAAACTAAGTAAACCCATCCTATCACTAATGGAAGCTGCTGACGAAAAGGCGGTTAGTCAGACTCAGCCGCCATACCATATTGGCACATGCGTTGTAGTAGAACGAGAATCTGAAATTGAAGGCGAGTATGGCGAATCGTTTCACTTTGTTAGCTCAAACCCAGCACTGACAGATAAAGCGGATATTGTACTACCCGCTGGTCAGTTAGCACAGATGTTTAAGAACTACGACAAGGTGATCATCAAGTATCCCGTGTCTTCTGTTCCTCAACATTTCTTTGACGCAGTGCTTGCTGGAGCTAAACCAGTGTTTTCGTCTAAAAACCCATACGCTACAGAGCGAATCTCTCCACTATGTCGCAAGCTGTTTGGTTACTCCTGTCTAAGCGACGACACGGAGATTGATCACGATAAGGTGCGAGAGGTCGTTTTAGAGAAACATATGCCAGCCAATCGCGTCAAAACATTAATTTCACAACTACCCATTAACCAAAGGTTCTTTGAGCTATGAAAACACCTCTAGTAACATACATCCTGTCTGGCTTTATGCGTCCTCATACGATGGAGGAACAGTATAATGCTATCATGGCACAAACCGTTAAGGACTTTGAAATTGTTCTGTGGATCAACCTACCTAATCCAGAATTGGAATTTCCAGCACACATTATCAACAAATGTAAGGCTGTAGTATCTAATACGGATTACGGAAGTTGGGGTAGATTCGTATGTGCGTTAAATGCACGAAGCCAGTTTATCCACGTTGTTGATGATGATACTATTCCCGGCCCTAAATATCTAGAGAACTGTATAGAAACATACAACGAGGTTGGTGGCGGCATTCTCAGCACCCGTGGTGTAATTATGACTGAACGCGACATGCGATATCCAATGCCCGAAAGTTATAAGCCGGTAGGTTGGTGTGACCCAAATGAAGAAACAACCAGAGTAGACATGGGTTGTCATTCATGGTTCTTTGACAAGAATGTACTACGTGCATACTTTGCTGAAATGCCAACGCACTTTCCTATGAGGTTTGGAGAGGATACACATATTTCATATGCAGCAAAGAAGCATATGGGTATCAATACCTATGTCCCAAAGCACCCAAAGGGCGACACCGACCTATGGGGATCAATGAGAGAAACGGCACTACGATACGGCGAAGAACCGTGTGCTATCTCTATGAGTGCTGAAGCAAACATGGGGATGAACAAGTACTGGCAATTCGTTAAGGCCAATGGATACAAAACTATGTTAGAGGAGGGGCAGTCATGAATTTAGGAGTATACTTACCAATCATTGATAAAATGGTGCTACGACACGTAGTAAATGAAATTAAAAGGGGTTTTGATAGTGGTCTACTAAGAGATGCTAGCATTTTCTATGATGATGTGGGGCCAATGGAGGCTCACAATGTGTGCGGTATGTTTCATGCCACAGACATATGGAGATTTGAGGGTGATCTGGTAACATTTCATCCTAGCAGCATTAGGAAGGCTGAAGCGGCTGGCAACAAGTTTACCATCACTTACTGTCATGGTCTGACGCGAACACCAACGCTAGAATTATTAATGTCTCTTAGAGACTACCCGTGCCTCGCCTTGTCTGGCGATGACGCAAAAGAATTCACAAGAGTAACCGGAAAGTCCGTAACGGGAACTTGCCCCGGATTTCAAGGTCTAACCAAACTAGTTGGAGGCGTCCACCATGAATGAAACAGAGATTGTTAAGCTTTACACAAAACAGAACCAGAGTACGTACCAGATCGCCAAGGCGTATAACACATATCCTAACAAGATTCGTCGCATTCTGGTCAAGCATGGGGTTGATATTAAAAGTAAGAGCGAGGCACAGAAAAATGCCCTCAAATCCGGTGCCGCCAAGATCCCAACAGAGGGGCGAAATCGTAGCCCAGAAGAGCGTCTGTCCATCGGTAAGGCTATGAAAAAACACTGGTCTACCATGTCGGATGAAGAGCGAAACCGCCGCAGCGAGCTTTCTAGACGGCAATGGGAGCAAATGTCAGCCCAGCAGCAGGAAGATATGAGAAAAGCTGCCCATGAGGCCATGCGAGAAGCTGGGAAAAATGGGTCAAAATTTGAAAGATATCTATACGAAGAACTGACGAAGGCCGGTTTTAACGTAGAATTCCACGTAAAGGACTTCTTAGCTCACAAGAATCTGGAAATCGATATGTTTATTCCGGCTCTAAAGGCTATAATAGAGGTAGATGGGCCTAGTCATTTCCTCCCAATTTGGGGCGAAGAACGGCTGGCGAAGCAGATTCATTCTGATACGCACAAACAGGGTCTCATCTTGAGCAAGAGCAACTACGTTATCATTAGACTTAAAACAGCTAGCGATTACGTGTGTTACTCAGACAGTATTCGTGGTCGAGACATGATCATCGAACTACTAAACCAAATTAAGGAAAAGGTTCCACAACAGAGGTTAATCGAGATAGAACTATGAAAGAGAATATCTTTGAGGATTGTGAACTAGCTACTCCGTCTAATACGGATACAAGAGTAAAGGATGTGATTATGAGCGATGCACCGGATATGCTGTCGCCAGAATGGACTGATTATGTTAAGACTCTATTCGATGAGTCTGAGACTATTGATGGCAACCCACTTGTTCATGGGCTACGTCGTGTAGCAGAACAGGTTCTTGGGCCTATCGCCTTCAGTGGGCCTACTCAGGTCTTTCCAGTTCAAACGGAGCATGGTGTAGGTCGTGCGACTGTTGTGTTCACTGTCCGTTTTGTAAGCGGTCTTGAGTGTGCAGAAGTCGCTGACTCATGGGAAGGAAATACAGATGATACTTTCTGTGCCTTTGCTGTAGCTATTGCTAGCACAAGGGCAGAAGCTAGAGCCTTACGTAAGGCACTAAAAATGCGAGGTGTGGCAGCAGAAGAACTCACTAAGAAGGATACTGCTAAGATCGTGCGACAGGCTTCGCAAGTGACTCGTCAAAGTGACGGTGAGTATGATGAAACTACTTCCGGCATGACTGACAATCAGGCACGGTTCCTTGACGCTAAGTGTAAACAGCTGAATGTCAATGTTAAGAAGTTGTTTGGTGTTAAACTCAATGTTGACACCAACAGAGTGATTAGCAAGAAACAGGCAAGTGATGCCATCGAGCTAGTCAATTCATTTCAACAAAGCGATGTTGCTGACGAATTAGTCGGCTATTTACCAGATTGGAAAGGTTAAACCCAATGAAGATTAATTACACAACTTCAAATGGCCGTATCTCGGCTGAATTCAACGGAGACTCACACCGCGACTTGTTTAAGGAAATCAATCGTTTCCAAGAGGTGTTTGAAGAAGACACCTGTGGCAAGTGTAAGGGAACCCACATCAAGTATGTAGTACGAACTGTCGATGACAATGAGTACTATGAGCTACGATGCTCGTCTTGTGGTGCCAAGTTAAGCTTTGGTGCAAACAAGAAGGGCGGTGGCCTCTTTCCTAAACGGAAGGATGCTGACGGTTCTTGGCTTCCTGACAACGGTTGGGTCAAGTGGAACTCAAAGCTTGGTAAGGCTGAATAAGCCCTCTGAGCATTTCAATCAAAGGGGAGGGGTTTCGGCCTCTCTCCTTTTTTTGTGTCTATATGAAAACAGGGGAGCCAAAAGACTCCCCCGCATTCAGCATGAAGTAATAATCAATAATTAGCTGAGATATTCACATGAGAAGTATAAAGCGTACTGAGTCTTTGAACCAATGGTGATTGGCTCAGAACTCAATGCACAGTACCAATCGTGTCGGGTGCTTTCGTGTAATGCACCTTCGTTGGTGAGGTATCCAGTAGCGGGATCAGTTTCGCCAAGAGAGTTGGTTCCACTGACGCCGGGGCTGGCCGTGAATGCCATATCAGCCATTGTAATACCATCTGAATATTCAACCCAGCTATTGTCTGTACGTCCACGGTACTGTAGCTGTGAAACATTCTGGTCTGTGGATGGGTGACGGGCTTCGTAAACATAAGTCGCTACGCCAGAGGCGTTGTTGGCGATATTGTTACGGTCAAAGATACGAAGCTTGCAGTTCTGAACCCGTACGGCTGAATCGTTGGTGAAACGCACGTTAAGTGGGCAAAGATAGTTAGGAAGCTTGTCGTTGTCAATAGAGGCTGAACTGTTGATCGATACTCGACCGGGGTTCTGATCTTCTACTGTGTCTGTCTGAGCGGTGTTATTAAGCTGTGAACCTTCGTCCGTACCTGTAGAATTGGTAACAAACGTGGTTGTCTGCTGTGATCCAACTGGGACGGAAATGCCAAAACCGTTGCCGTAGAAGCCTAAACCGCTTCCAGCACCGTTATTGATCAATGATTCGCCACCACCGTTGATATTAGCGTAAAATTCGATTGCTGCTGCCATTTGTTATTACTCCATGTGAAGGGATATATCCATAGTATTATACACGATTTACAGGATTGTCATGCTGATATACTGGACGTTGGAAACTAAGTAGCCATTATTGGTGTATTTTTGGAAGTTGAACGTATAACTGATATCATTGTGGAAGAAGAAAAATGCCTCATATTCTCCGGGGTAATAAGACTCGGCCCTGTTGTCTGGGATGGTATAATCCCTAATAGCCGCTCCAGCAACACGTGTTTTGCCGTCTCCACTGCCTGTAGAAACGCGAGTCTTTGGAATACGCTCTTTTGGGCCTGTAAAGTACTGATAGTAACGATAACAGAGACCCTTCTTCCATAACACTCTAGCACCGCCATCGACTGAGCCTTCGTAGCCATCTTCGTCAAAATCATCTGGTCGAACATCGTATCCACGATAAATGTTGTTGGATTCCGCGTCTTCAACAAACTCAAAGCTGACTAGGCTACCGCCCTCTCCGGTTTCAAGGACGCGGATGCGAGAACCCTTTGGCCCCTGATACTCAGTGCCAGTGCTATAATTGGCACCACCGTCAACAACCTCCCAATCGTCGCTAAGACCAAGGTAGTTTTCTGTCCAACGCAAGCCACCCGCCTGAATGGGCCAACCGCGTTTAACGCTGGCGACCCGCCACTTATTGGAGGGACGAAGTTCAGTGAAGCCATCGAATTCATCACCGGGGGCTACTATAGTATTATCCCCGTAGGTGGGAAGCAAGAAATCAGTATCAGCTTCAGTAATCATCTGGCTCTGGTCGTCATAGTCAAAATATATGTACTTACCATCCTCTAAGTCCTTCTGGAACTGTTCGCTGTCTTCGTCAATGTCATCACGAATATCCACGTAAGAAGGTGTGGCGTTGGGGGTTCCGGGGAAAGCGACTGTACATATCCCCTCTACGTTATCTACTCTACTGCCAACCTTTCCGGGCATAAAATATAGAATAGAGTAGTAAGGTGCTAAGAATACAGTGTATTGCTCAGGCCAATAGTCCATCATACGCATATGTAATGCTGTTGTACCAAATGAGTCAATATCATCGTTGTCTTGAGAACCCCAAGCGGGTAAACGTCGCTGCTGCATTGTTTGGTTAGAGTTAAAGATTGGAACTCCTATACCGCCAATGGGGAGGATGGAAATATTGGTAATACTTGTTCCAAACCCAATTAGTGGCCCATTTACGCCGTAGAACATATCAAGCTCAATGGTCATGTTACCGCCACCATTCTTGACAATCTTTGTCCTACCTGTTGCTACGGCTGCTAGACCAGCACCGTAAACTTCTCGTCCAGCATCAGTGGTGAATGGGACTGGGCTAATCGCAATAGGTGTGCTGGTTGGAGTTTTATACAGCATACAGTCATAAGGGATTTGATAGCTAGCTTCTGGCACTGGTTCCCCGTCTGGGTTTCCATATGTAAGTGTACACTGAGCCTCAAAGAATCCAGCACCGGGGAACGCGGGTTTATAATACCCATCTTTGTCGCCGTTCTTGATGCGGTCAAATGCTTTTCCAAACACGTCGCCTCCCGGCCCTTCGCCCTGATTAGAAAGAACGACCTGTGCATCTTCTTGGAAGAATCTATCATACCGATTAGATACAAATATCTCGGGGTCTGCACCCGGCTCTGGCTGTCGCTCATCATACGTTTTTGTTAATGGAGAGTAAATATCTCTACTACAAGCTAGCTCGGCTGTGCAAGCAGTCCACTGTACCTGCGAACCGTTAACAGGTTCCATGCCATAAACTGGTAAAGAATCTGCCCCAACTAAGTAAGCACCGTTGTCGTGTACACCGGCATCGTTGGTTGCTGCGGAGAGGTCAGAGCTAAATAAGTATGTGGCTTCAATATGCTCCCAGCTATCGAGAGGGGAAGAAAACTCATCCCAAGGGCCATTAACGCCGATCTCTGCTGGTAGCTGAACCATATTTACGTCAGATGACTTGCTGAACATAGATATGTCGCCATAGGTAGTCGGTGCAGCATCGAAAGTGCTTGACACACTGCTTCCGGTCGTAAAGAACCCGTCTGCGTCCGTTCCAGCTGCGACTATCTCTGTGTTACGCGACTTATTTCTATAATTAAAAGATGCCTTATACCCCTGTGGAAATACTGGCCCCCAGAACATCGCTAACTGGCCGTAAAAATCAGCCTTTACTGGTTCTTCTGGGTTGATAGGGTTTAGAATGCGTTGATAAATATTCTGCCGTGCTAGAGATGTTAACCCTGCTCCACCACCAAGCTCTGGGCCAGCTTGATCAAAAGCGGAATGTTGAAGTATTTTGGTATTGTATACAATTGAATCGACTTCGGGATTCTCGCCGGGGATTGATAGTCCGGGTGGAACCTCTGGGTTTAGATTCATCTTAAAGAATTCAGTCATATTCTGTTCTTCGGTGGAGACATTAGAATTCTGCCCAGCGGCGGCGTTAAAGAAGGCGGTTCTTCGCTCAAACTCAATCTGTACCGGGGTAAGGTTGCCGTTGAAATCTTCGCTAGATGTAAACCTTTCGTCTTTGAATAACCCATCGGCTGGAACAAAGAATTTAGAAAACTGCCATCTACCAACCTTTGCTGGGATGCCTGTAATATCCCCAGACTCGGTATCTTGAGGAATTTTAGTGGCTACCCATTCTCCATCAATCCAGTGACACATAATAAGTGTACCGACTTCCATTTTGACATTAGTTCTGTTTACAACACGCATAGTCTCCATCTTGTTGCCCTCGCAGGCGATGAAGTTGGGGCCATAAAGATCTGGGTTGCCTTCTTCCATAGATAGTGGAATAGCAAGTGCCGTAGCCTTTCCACCTACATACGTTTCAGCGTCTTTAACGTAGAAGTCTTCGGGTGTGGCGTTGTCAAGTAAAGATGATAGATCGATCTTTGGTAGACCGGCAGGTTCTAGAGTAGTAACTAGTCTAGCCATTAGTTGGTTAGCAGATTCCCACATCTGGGTATTCTGATTATAGGCTAGCCTTACATTACCAACCACTTCGGCTGCTGGGTCATCTTCTGCCCCGCCTGTAACATATCTACCTATTTGGCCGCTTTCTAGTGCGTCATCAAAAGTGTTTCGTGCGTGATACATACCACCCGTTGCTCGTCGGGGTGGGCCAGCAATCGTTAGGCCGCGAGAAACTGGGACGCGGCTATTATCAATAATATTTTCGTCGTTTGGGGTCTCTAGAACATAGAGTAAGCATCTTGTGCTGCCACCTTCGCCGCCAGCCATAAGCAACTTATTTGAGCCAGCGAGAAGTAGCTTACGTAGCGTATCTTCTTGATCCTGATCTTCGACCCATTCAGTACCGTCTGCGTAAACGCCAACATTCTTAGCTTCCCAGTATGTCAATACGGACGCAAGGCGTGTGTAGGCGATGGACGCTTCCTCCATCTTGGTTCCATTGAACCAGTTGTACTTAAAAGAGTCGTCGATATTACCGATGTCTAGGGGATTTGATGGTGGGCTACCACCTTCATATTCCTGATAAGTCGCCTTGAAGGCTGCACTGGTTCGTATTCTTTCGTATGCAAAGATATTTGTTTCTTCTATACCCAAGTCAGTGTAGACGGAAGGCTTTCTATTTGGCCCCTCAAAGTACATTACGTGGTAAGCCGCTCCATCGTCCCAGAAGCTACCCTTGAATGTTGTCTTATATTTCTTAGCCATAATCCTTTTCCTTTATCGTTTATGTCCACGTGGCATCTGGTGTGATGTCATCGTCATAACTAATTTCAAACGAGCTAATGCCCCTATTCTGATTTGAAGCCATGCGTGGATGTCTAGGAGACATAGACGCTGGCGTTTGATTGTCTTGAATGTCTGCCGCCGCTGAGTCGCCAAAGTTTCTAGCGGCTACCCCGGCGTCTCCCATGTTTCCAGCTGCGTCACCGGCTGAAGCACTTGGGTTAAATCCGGCTGATACTTGAAACGAGTTAATCTCACCGCCAGACTGAAAGCCTTCTTCGCCCATAGTCGCTGCTAGCGTACGTCGCTGCTGCACGGTCATTACTGTAGAATTAATACTTGAGGTTCCGGGCGATGTAGCACCGGGGGAGGTACTCTCCGGTGTGTATTCAAGGCCAAGGCTTAAGTTTTTAAGCTGTCGCTCAACTAGCTGCCTCGTTCCATCAAACTGACTCTTAGCGACACCCTTCCGCATGTTTAGATTCCTGTCGTCAATCTGCTTCTGTCTATTTCTTCCGATCTGGCTTATAGCCTCAGACTTTTGTTTTTGTAGCTTGCCAAAGCTAGATGTGTACATATCCATGCTGTATGTAGTCTCTACGCTTGAGCCTGCATTTATACTTACACTAATTTGGGTAACAAGCGGCCCGCCATTGGTTAAATATCTAGCCAAGGCAATACCACTAGGGGCAGATGGAATCGTAAAAGTTCCTCGATCTGACTGTAATAATACGCTATTTGAGTACTGAGCCTTGAGGCTACCGGCACGGTTCATGAGATCATAACCTGTGTAATTCCAAGGCGTGAGTGATTCGTCTTTTTCGTATTCTACATTACCGCCGATATTGCCATAAGCACCAATAGTAGAAGAACTCCATGGGCCATAGCATCGCTCTGACGACATAAGCGGTAGGGCTACAAGGTCAGGATATACCGGCGACGGGTAAGAAAAATTGACGTTGTTGGGCAAAGCAAAGGCTAAGTTTGCACGGGCCTTCTTGATTGCCTGCTTAAAGCTGTTAGGTACGGGCTTTAGGTCGAGATCATCCGGTAGCGTAGTAGGCGTACCACGAATGGCGGGCGATGAAAATCCGGGCAAGCCTCTAACAACGTCTTGACCAAGGAAATGCTTGATCTGTGCCGCGTTATACGATTGTAATGCACCGTCTCTTAGGCGTGAATCAACGGTTGGCTGAACGGCGTTTGGAAGTGTAATAAGTGCATAACAGTAGTTTGCATCTTTGAGATTTGTAGCGGATGCGTTACCGTCTAGAACGATGTCGGCCTTGTGGGTACTTCCCGCTGCGGGGGTAGGAACCCATTTAGATGTAGTATACGCTATGGTATTGAGAATTTTTCCGCTCTCGCAATCTTTCACTCGTTTTGGTAAGTGGTGCTGATCGATACTATTTGGGTCTTGACCGTAAACCGAAGCTGAAATCACCTTAGTTATTGGAGCGAAATATATCTTGCTCTCTACATCTACACGAACAAACGCACAAGATTTCGGGCCTTCTGCCGCTGGATTTTCTGGAGACAGGTCGAATGCTGTTCCCTCTGTTACATTGTCCAGCTGGAAGTTTGCGTCTGGAATCCACTGCCCACCAGTAACAACCTGTTGCGTAAACTGGTCTCGCGGAACCTGTGCAAATGATAAGTGCTGACTGTTATCAAAACGTACATAAGGTGTGATACGGGTGCTGCCTTCGTCTGTAATTGGGGTAAGATCTATAGGTGCTAACCCCTGTGCAATCATGATGTTTGTTCCGCTATTCTCGTCTATGATGTTAGAAAGCTCATAATCCCAGTATCCACCAGCTGACATGGGGGTATAATTGGATACCACCTCGTTGGTAATGGGGTTATAGTCTACCACTAAAGCTCCAGCGTATGGATCGACTTCTGTTTGACCGAAACCGTATGGCGAAGCGGTAATGATCTGCGGAGGGAATCCGAATGGCCCACTTGTAATATCAAAGTCAGTCGGGACTTGGATAACATTCGCGAGTTCGTCGTAGCCGTCTTCCCACTCCGTCGCTTCACTGCTGATAATATTAGAGTAGTTCTCATTAACTGTGCGTGGAAGTTTTACTAGGAACTTTTTACCTAAGTTATCAGACGCGACCTTTTTGACAAACTGATAGATCTTCTGTGCGTTGGCTATACCCTTCTTCGCCGCTTGATTCTTTACGTAGCTGGGTATAGTGAGCTTGCTAGAAATTTCCTGCATAAGGCCGATAACGTCAGCTTTTTTGACTGACAATGGATCGTTGTTCAGTGACTCAATCAGGTTCTCCATGAACTCAAAATAGTCTTTTTCGACCTGCGTTGTGTCTTTGTTCCAAGACTTTGATGCGTCTTTGATAGACTTCCACTCCGTACGAATAGTGGCAATAAAGTTGTCTGGCGATGCACCGCTCAAATTAGCTGCACTTGTGAGGATGGAGTTAAACGCGGCACCGACGTTAGCAAGCGTACCCAGACTAACACCAATCTTTTCTGCCCGCTTGTAGTATAAAGGATATCCATATGGAGGGAAGCAAGCATCTACTGGTAGATCGTCTTCTCCAAACTGGGTATTAGGATTCACCCATACACACCGTGGAACTGTTACAGCATAGGCACCCTTTAGGGCAATTTCGTCAAATGCTACATCTGTTGGGGTTGACTCGATGGCTGCCCCTTCTTCTGCTTCAGACCCATCCATGTTTTCCATGTAGACATTATTGTACTGTAGCAAGAAGTCTCGCCATGTCTCAAAAGAAATTAAGGCTGAACGAAGCTCCATCTCGGTTGCAACATAATAATCGCCAACGCCTTCAGCTAATAACTGGCTTGCGTCCAGAAGTATTTGCTGGTAGGCACCATAGCCCTTTGGAATAGTGACTGCACCACTTCTAAGTGTACCATAATAAGGTAGTACGTTCTGGGATAGTGCGTAGCCTAAAGTCCATGATGCTTGCGGCGGGGCTTCACGATCCTTAGAGGTTTCAAAGAAGTGCATCTTGACCTCTTGACCGCCAGCGATGAATTTGTCAGTAACAACATTAGATAGCTCAACGCCAATGTCAGACCTAGTAATGTCACCATAAAGCTCGTTGTCGATATAGTTTTTAATAGCTCCGGGCGTTTGTGCGGAGGTGCGATCAATGGCATCGACACGGATAACGCCAAAGATCATGTTGGCTGGGTTGTTTACGTTAGCGTTATTATGTGCGTTAAAAGACGCGGTGGCAGGGTGGTCAATAACGGGGAGTAGCGAAACAAATAGTTCGTGACTTGTAATCTCACAAATCTCTTTGCAGAAATCCAAGAGGTTCATCTTGTCGTAGTCTAGATAATAAAACTGATCTACGAGCGGCAGTCCAGATAGGTCTACAACGTAGTTAAAGCCTCTGAAGTTGACCACTCCACCAAAACCCTTATCAATGTATTCTTGCGGCAGATCGCCGTTCATTCCAAGTAGTGCGTTGAGTGCTTGCACCACTCTATAGTACGGGATTCCCTGTGGGCCTACTCGCGAATATCCAGTTCCCGTAATTGGGAAAATGATCGGAAAAGAGTTGCCTCCAATATTAGACACGGTGGATCTGTCGCCAACCCATCCCAACGATTGTTGGTAGGTCTGAACACCGGCACCAAAGTCGTAAATGTCAAAACCACTATACTCTACCTTACCGCCAAGGTATTCAGTTCTGGTAAGGACGCTTTCTATACCCTGACCGCGTAGCTGATTAAGAAGTGCTGTGGTTGGATTGTACTCTAAGAACCCAAAAATGTTAAAAAGATTCTGAGTATTGTACGTGCTACCAGCGTAGTTTCGTAGAACTAGATCTACGTTGGAAAGTATCTCTCGCGGATCTACAACCTGTACGGCGAACAAGGGGTTGCCGTCTGGGCCTCTGGTTTGATTGTACGCTTGTAGGATGCCGCCAAAAGCTAGGTCAAAGTGGCCGGGATTACTTGAATTAGAACTTGAGCCGCCATATATGTCGTCCATAGTCTTGAGGAACGACTGAGTAGCAGTGGCGTAGCTTGGGCCAAGCGAGAAGAACACGGGTGAACCAACTGGGGGTGGGTTAAACTGGTCTCCGTTGCCGCTGACAAAATATGGATCTTGACCGTCGCCTCTGCCTGTGCCGTCACCTGTATTAAACTCATCTTCAACGAGGTTTACACCAAGAGTGCTGGCGGTATCACCAAATCCAGCTGTGAGAGAGCAATTGGTGATAGACGCACCTAAAAAGGTACGCTGCTTGAAAGTGCTACCGGGAACAGCAGAGCTATGCTGAGTAAATGTTGTGAGTGACTTATCCATATGGCTTGTAAACTCCTTCGTTCAGCTGGTACGACGAACTCGGATCGAACGTCACGGCGGCTGAAACTTTGTCTATTAGTCCTTGTCC